GCTAACAACTTAATATTATCTAATACATCATTAGGCATTTCGCAACCACACTTGCATTCAAATTCTGACTTGCTAAAATTACCTGTTAATTTCATTATTTATTTTTATTCATTAAATACCACTTATGACAAGTATAACCAATAACAACAAGTGTTAGTACTATTTTCAATCCTATCTCAATCGCAGAAAAGTTTAAAGCCATAGCCAAGCCGTTTAATCCGTATATTTTCAAATCAATTAACTTCATAATTAAAAGTTTTTTATAATTAAGTAAAAGAATACAGGGATTGAACTATAAAGCCAATCTAAAAATTCCATATTACCTTTACCTAATAATTTATCATAAACTAACTCTTTTAACGCATAAATAATAATAGCTATTAAACCACCAATATTGCCAAATAGTAATACCATAGGAAACCCTGTAAGCACACCTACAATGAAGTGTGCCTTATAGTCTTCTCTTAAATTACTAATAAAGTTAGCTAATTTATTCATTAAAATTTATTATCTAAATAACTAACTCCCGCAAATCCGTGCAATCCCTCGCTACCTAAATCTTCATTATAAGACTTCCAACCGTATGGATGGTCTTCTTGTTCAAACCAAGCTACATCTACGTGCCACTTTTCAGAAACAACTGCCTCAGATTCAATCTCTCCATCTTCGTCTAAAACTTCTGCTTCTAATTGAATATTACCTAATTCAACAACTTCAAATTTAAAGTCAGGAATACTATTACCTTCTTTATCTATTGTGTGTAATGCATCTAACTTGTCTAAAAATTGCTCTTTACTATTGAATGCGTACTTTGCTATATTTAATTTCATAATTTTATTTTTTATATACTATTGGTTATTTGTAAAGGTTTCTTAATTTTCTTATCTTATTTTCTTTCTTATGTAAAGATTTACTCTTGTTGTTATTATAGGTGTATTTGTTACACTTGTGTTAATGCTGCTAATTCTTGGTCTGTTAAAGCTGTGTTGTAAACTCTTAAATCCTTGACTTTTCCATAGAAATCCTCAGAACCACTACCATTATCAAAATTTACAGAATTTAAAACTCCTGTTGGGAAAGTAATTCCACTTGAATCTGTGCCTACTTCAACACCATTAACATATAAACTAAAATCATTGACCTTATATACCAATGCTATTTTTATAAAATCAGCAGTTTGAGATATTGTAAAAGGCATAATAGTCTGTGCTACTCCTCCTGAAACAATAGCCGTAATAATTTGACCTGTTAAAGCCCTAAATTGAATAGTAACCCTATTAGAGCTTGAGCCACTATTTAAAGATATTGACCTAGCCGTACCATCGTCATAAAGAGCCGACATCTCTGCATACAAAACACCTTCTGTACTATTTATCAAGCTACTAATTCCACTCTTAGAAGCAGAATCCGCAGTACGAGAAATTGTAGTTCCCGCAGTTGGGATGTAACTTGTGGCGTAAGATTGAGCCTCTAATTGTGCTCCGAATATGTAGACTCCTGATGTTCCGTCGCCTGTGTATGAATTTGAATTATTCCCATTTGCTAAAGATAATGATGGATATGATGTTGTTTGAGTGTTTGTTTTTGTGATTGAAACTCTATACCAATCAACACCTAACGATTCAATATTCGTACTATCAGAGTTATGACTACCTACAACACCGTTTAATATGTCAAAATACCCACCATTACCATTCCAATCGTCAAAAACATAAACCCATTGAGCGTCTATATATTTAACATAATAGCTTATAGTCCTATACCCTGAAAGCACAGTAACAGCACCTAATGTTCTTGTTTTATGTTCTCCCGTACTCGTATCTTCAACCAACTTAAAAGCACCTAAAGGAGAGTCTACACTTGGTGCTGAAAAACCTTGTACTTCTTTTAATATAACGTTGTCTATATCAAAAGTAGAATTTGAGCCTTTTGATTGAAAAAGTAAACTCGATTGACTTTGGTCAGGAGTTCCTGTTACTGTAAATGTACCGTTTCCACTAATTATGTTAGTATTTGAAAAAGGAAACCTCACAATAATTCCTCCGCTTACATAATTAGATATAGTAAAAGTTACTATATATGTTTTATTAACATCTAAAGAAAGTCCTGTTTGATTTAAACTTGTGTTTTCAACGCAATTTAAAGCTCTTAAAGCACCACCGCTAATAGTCATTCCCGTTCCCTTACCCCAATTAGTATCTGTTGCAAAATCTCCGTTAGTAACTTGTTCAACTCCCGCTGTACTCGCATCGCCTTCAATACTCACACCACTTTTAGTCCAATAAGAATTAGCAAACGCTTCTGAATGTGTTATTAAATTTCTTGAAGTAGGTTCTAATAAAAGACTTGGGCAACTTCCATCCTTATAATCTAAACAAGGTACATTATTGCCTACATTTTCTATTAAACCGTTTTGATTTACTCTTGTTGCTTTTGTTGTTCTTGCAAAATCTAAATCCCCACTTCCATCTGTCGGAAGTACTGAATAAACTTTGTTTGCTTTATACCCTGAAGGTATCATTGCTATACTTGGTATTGCCATATTTTATGTGTTTTATTATTAGTTAAAAGTTGAAGTTATTTCATTTACACAATCTAATGATTCAACCGTTCCGCCATCTGCTAACACCCTTGTATTGTAAGATACTGTTATTGCGTTATATCCATAATCATAGTAAATACCACCCCAACCACCATCAACAGGACTTCCCCACCAAGTACTATTGTATATTTTCCCCCAATTAATATTGTTTGCCATCTTATTTTTTGGTTTTTACTTTGCTTAAATACGTTTTTAAACGGTTTACATTTTCTTCTTTTGGTTTGTATGTTGCCATTAAAATACCCAATTTGTAGGATTAACATCTTTATCAGGGTCAATATCAGAACCACTATTGTTCAAATATTCAGGAAACTTTTCACTATTAAAGCAAATATAATCCACAAATCTTCTTGTATAGTATTCTGAAAAATCCCTTTGCTTTTGTATTAAAAATTCTATTTCACTTTTACTTACTGATTCAGAACTTTCTGAACTGTGTTTAAATACACCCCCATTTTTAATTTGGAAAGAAGCGAATGGTAAATACTCAACCATTGCAAAATGTATCAACATCGGTTGTATAAAATCTGAAACTAACGTTAAATAATCTCCTGTTAAAGTATTCGCCACGATATCAGCGGAAATTTTATCATATAACTTAGAACCTAAATAGTTTGTTATGTGAATTTCTTGTGCTATTTTAATAAATTGTATAAAATTGTCAGTATCAACATTACCATCAATGATAGTGTTTTTTACTAAATCGGTTCTACTTATAAATAATGCAGTTGCCATATATCTTAACCTTTATAATTTGGATGATGCCCGTTATCTTTCATATCTTTTGGTGCAATTTTACTTTCTTTGTTTCCTCTTGGTTTTGGACTGTATGTTTTAGGTATATCTTTTACCTCTTTACCTTTTGAAATATAATTTTCAGTTTTAGATTTCATTCTATAAAGTTCTTCACTCCAAACGTGTCCGCAGTGAACCCCGCCCTTATATTTAAACAAATCTACATTTTGCCCTTTATGTCCAAATGATTTATTTACTCCGCTTGACGAAGCAGTATCTATGTCTTCTAATCTATAAACAACACCACTTGATGTTCTGCTCATCATTTTTTTACAGAAGTTTCTTGAATTGACACTTGAATATTTTTCTTGATACGAGTATCTAACCTTGTAAAAAGATTTATCTAAATAACTGAATCCGTTTGGCTTTGATTTTATAAAGTCAGCTAATTTATTTAGAGTACTTTTCTTTTCTTTAATTAAACCACTTGCCCAAGTTTCAATATTTTCATTTTCTTCATCAAATTCCCTTGAATCTACTAATTCCCATTCCTCTAAATCAATAACTTCTCCATCTAAAACATCAAGCATTTCATTATCATTGAAACCCTCGTTTTCTTTTGCCATTTTAACACCTGTTTCTTCCTCTCTTGTTTCTTCGTCTTTTACATTATCTAAATCTAAGAATTGTAAAGGTTGTAAGGTCTTAAAATATAAGTTTAAAGCAATACCATTAAATGCTAATACTTTATCAAAGGCATCTGTTAAAAGGTCTTGAAATGGACTAATAACAATGTTCTGCATTAATACAGAAGCGTTTTCTAATTCTTGTGCATTATTACCGAACCCCGTTGAATCCTTAATACCCAAAAGCATAGGCGAAACAATACGGTGTGAAATCATTATCTTCTTCTGTGCTTCATCAGAAAGAAATTGATATTGGTTATGTGCATCTGATAATTGAACAGGCGTAATATCTGCTTGTGCTTCTTTTGAATCGTTAAAACTCAAAATGAAATTACCACTATTAGAACTACCCGAATATTTTTGCTTTATTTTATTTTCTATTAAAGTTTGCTTTTCTTCATCAGGAATACCATTATTGAAATTAATTAACATCGATGGAGCAAGACCGTTTTTGATGTTGTTTAAATGAAAATTAGATACCTCTGATTCGATTTCTGAATATTGAATACCTGAAACATAATCAGGAGTACTATAATAGTACATACCCGCTTCATAAGGCTTTACGTAAAGTATTTCAATTGGTTTTGGTGTATCTGAAATTCCAAAAGATGGTAATCTTAAAGGTTTTTCACTTGGCTTTGCATTTGCCCAATCAGGATGATAGTAATACGCTTGTATTTCTTTATCTTCTGAACCAACTTTTTCTGCTCTTAATGTTTCAATTGGCAAGTGTTCTACTTTTTCAATAGTCTTTTTATCTTTTGAATAAATTACCTGTATTGCACATTGACCCGCCAATTTTAAATCGTATGATAACCTCCTAACAACATCTTTTTTAAATAAAGAAATCATTCTTGCGTAAGATTCAGGTTTTCTTGAACTGTCTGTTGCATCTAAACCTCTACCGTATATCATTTGAGAAACGCCAATAATACAAGCACCTGATGTTGCACTTCCATTTGCTTTATCAATTAAAAATTGAAAAAAGTTATTATCTGCACCAAATTCAACCCATTCTTTATTCTTAGATTCAACTATTTGAGGACTTGTGTAAGTGCTTAAATTAACAAAACTAATTTTAGATTCGTTATTTGTTTTAACCACCGTTGGCTTTCTGTATTTATTTATGTGTTTACTCATAATATTATAAAATCGTTATTACCATTCTGCTCTTTATACACATCTTTATTAACTGTGTAATGTTCGTTATTAGATTGGTTTGTTGATTGGTCTGTACAAAATATTTTATCTCTGTAAATTATATCTAAATCAGTAATTTTTACCAATTCTTCAGATTGTAAAAAAGTCAATAAACAAGTATTGTTTTCAAAAGTGCCACCTAAAGCAAGTACTCTTTCTTTAAATGATTTATAACTTCCTTTTATTTCATACACTTTTAAATCGTAAAACCTACCTTCCTTTAAACTTAAAACAGTAGATAGTTCAAGATAATTTTTATTTATTACTGCACTTGGAAGTACAAAAGAAACTTCATTATTAGTGCTATCATCTCTTAACTTTATTATAACATTCATCGAATACACTCTTGGTATAATCTTTAAAGTTTGTGTGTTAGTAGTTGGCAATAAATGTTTCATACTTATATAATACTTTTATCTTAAATTTTTATTTATTTAACATAAAAAAAAGGCACTCAATTAAGAATGCCTTTTTAAATAAACCAATTACTAATTAAATTATGCGTTTGGGTCAATTACTACTGCACTTGTGTTTGTAGTTACAAGCGTAGAAACTGTAAAGTTAGCAGGTTCTCTTTCTTGACCTTCTAAAGTTAAAGTAAATCCGCTTAAATCTCCCATAGCAGCACCTGATACTATTGTACCACCTGTTACTTCTGCACCATTCTCTAAACCAACTAAAAAGAAATTACCGTTATAGTCTTCAATCGCAATGTGCGGTCTTGTAGTAGCTAATAATTTGATTTGTTCTTGTGTTGCTTTATCTAAAAAAGGTAAAGTTAAATTTAATGTTTGTGTGTAAAAAGTTGTTCCGTTTTCTCTTGAACTATTTATTGTAGTTTCTAAAGAAGAACTTCCTTTAATGTCGTATTTGTAAAAGTCAGGTGTACCTAAAGAAGTGATTTCTCCTCCCGTTTTTACTACTTCTCCTAAAGTTCCAAAAGAAGCAAAATATACTGCTTTTAAACCCCCTACGGATGTTTTACAGGCTAAACTTCTTCCTGATGATATTAATGTACAAGCCATTGTGTTTTATGTTTTAAGTTATTAAAAAAAGGGTAAGCAGATGCCTACCCTTTAATATTATTTAATTATTTTTGATTAAGAATAGAAAACTACGTCTTCTAAAACTCCAATCTGAACTCCCGCAGTATAACGTGCGATAAATCTAACATTTTTAGAACCATCTAAGTCTGCCATATCTAAAACTTTGATTTCATTGTGGTCTGCTAACAAACCTGTTCCGAAATATAAGTTAGATTTTAAAGTAGCAACCATTTTATCGTCTGCCAATCCGTTTGCAACTACAATTTTAATACCATCAAAATATTGTACATCAACATCTTGGTTGTTTCCTAAACCGTTCACACCGTTTGCACCTTGTCCGTTTGCTTGAAATCCACCTAATGCTCTTTTATATGCTCTAAACACATTGTTTGATGCGTAAATAAATAGGTCTTCGTTGTTTACTATTGAACTTGGAATAGCATCTACAACTTTTCCTAATTCATCAATTACGTTTGAAGCATCAACAGTTGTTCCAACTATATCTTGTCCTGTTGGTAAAGTAGCCGCAGTTAATAATGTAGCAAATCCATCAAATGAACCCGCACCCGCTGAACCACTCCAAATACTGTTTTCAGTTGCTTCTGCAATTTTACCCGCCATTAATCCGATAAAGTAATCAGAAAAAGTTTTTGGTAAATCATCGTGTGCTGAATACCCCATAGAAATCGCTTCCCAATCTGATTGAAAAGGTGTCTTACAAAGTTCTAAATTTACTTGTAATTCTTTAGGTTCTAAAATTCTTTCAGTTAATGCAACTGTCCCTACATCTGTAAAATCACAACTTGCGTTTGCAATCATTCCTGATAAGTCAACTCTTTTTAAAACTTCTTTAAATTTTACATTTGGTTTTACTTCGATTAAACCATTTGCGATTGTGTTACCGCTTAGTAAACTTGCTGAAATATATTTTCCTGCAAATTCTCCTGCGTAAGTACTTGTTATTGATAATGCCATTTTATTATTTATTTAATTTGTTAAAAATTCTGCTTTGTACTGTACTTTTACCTTTTTGAGAATAAAGGTTTAATTCTTTTTTTTCAGTTACTGCTTCGGGATTGTGTGATATTCCTTCAACTTCTGACAATTCAACTTTAACTTCTTCTTCTTTTATTTCAGTTTTAGAAAGTTTTAGTTGGTTAATTTCGTTACGTAGTTTTTCAATTTCTGAAAAGAATGTTTCTTCGCTAATTGACTTTACAACCTTTTTTGGTGTTGCTTGTTCAGTTGCCATTTCTTCCTCAACTACTTCTTCACTTACTGCTTCTTCTTCAACAGGTGCTTCTTCTTCTTTAGCTTCTGCATCTTTTACTTCCGCAATAATACCTTCTTCTGCAACTACAATAATTTTACCGTCTTCTGTTTCATATTCTCCAACAGGTACTGCTACTCTTTCTTCGTCTGCAACGACAAAGATTTCTGCACCCGCTTCAAATACTTCTGCTTCTAAGACTGCACCATTATCAAGTTTCATTGTTTCAAACTTTACTTCAATACCGAGCAAGGTTCTAACTTTGTTTAGTGTTTCTTTTGTGTTCATATTTATATAATAAAATTTAGTTAATATTTTGCATTTTGGTTGTTAATTATCTTCATCAACTGCGTTTATGTTTCCTATTCCTTGCTTCCAATAATAAG